CGTTCCTTTTCTAACCCACAAAACACCTCGATCGCCCACGCTCAGACTGAATCGCTTTGATTAATTTACAAACGGGAGAGATCCTAAGTGATCCGACTTATTCAGGATTAGGAGGTGTGCAAATTCCTCGTATTCACTCAAAACTGACTGATTTACCTTCAAAAGGTCAAGACATGATCGACCTTGCCACCGAACTAGGCATCAACCTTATGGAATGGCAGCGGTATGTTTGCATTCATGGTCATAAAGTGCGTGAGGATGGCAGGTGGGCTCATTCTGAACTTGGTTTGATTATGGCAAGGCAGCAAGGTAAGTCCACGCTGATGATGCTTCGGATCTTGACCGGCATGTTTGTTTGGGGTGAAGGTTTGCAACTTGCCTCAGCTCATAGACTTACAACCTCACTTGAAACCTTTAGACAAATCGTTGGCTTAATTGAAACAAATCCAAGACTTGAAAAGGAAGTAAAGAAAATCCGATGGCAACATGGTGCTGAAGAAATTGAATTGTTTGGCAATAGGCGATTTGTTGTGAAGGCTGCCAATAATGCAGCTAGAGGTTTATCAAAACCTGAAACGATACATCTTGATGAATTAAGAGAATATAAGGATGAGGACGCTTGGTCATCAATGCGATATTCCATGATGGCTGCTAAGAATCCGCAGGTATGGATATACAGCTCGGCTGGCGACCAACATTCCGTAATCTTAAACAAATTGCGTGAGAGGGCATTGGCGTCAGCCACGACCAATGATCCGATTGGTTGGTTTGAGTGGAGTGCTGAACCCGATGCACCTATCTTGCTTCCGTCAGGTGAGATAAATTGGGATGCATTCGCTCAAGCCAATCCATCATTAGGAATTACAATTCATCCAGACAATTTGAAAGCAGTTATTAACGATCCTCCAGATATTGTGCGAACCGAAGTTTTGGCGCAATGGGTAGATACAATCAATTCAGCCATCGATGCACAAAAGTGGGGGTTGTGTCAGACCGATCCAATACCTTTAGATCCGGAAGCACCAACTTGGCTAGGACTTGATTTATCGCCTGATAGAAAATTTGGCGCATTAGTTGCAACTCAGAAATTACCAGGAGAAAGATTTAATTTAGTTTTGTTGCACACTTGGTCAAATGATTACAGCCTAAATGATTTAGCGGTTGCAAATGATATTGCTCCCTATGTAAGACGATATAACACTCAAACTGTGGCGTATTCCAAACGGACTGCACAAGCTGTTGCAAGTCGGCTAGTTCCGGCTGGAATTCCCATAACTGACATGGATGGCGCAATCTATGCAGAAAGTTGTGATCGGTGGCTCGGGGCGATAAATAGCCACAGGTTGCAACATGGTGGGCAGGATGAACTGACCCAACAAACACTTTCAGCAGCCAAATTGCCATTTGGGGATGGCAGTTGGGTTATTGGAAGGCGTGCAAGTCGAGTGGCAGTTTGTGCAGCTGTCGCCTCGGCATTAGCAACATATTTTGCGACACAACCCGAAACGGAGATTGATATTCAAGTCGGATAATTTGTATTTATGGTATATTATGTGCTAATGGGATTATTCGATAGATTTATCACAAATACCGCAATCACTCCAACAGTCGATGTAGCTGCCGCTAATACACCCTACAATTTACAATCAGCAGTTGGTGGATTATTTTACGGAGCACAAACAGCAACTAGAGAACAAGCAATGTCTGTTCCATCCGTTGCAAGAGCAAGAAATATAATTTGTAGCACAATTGGATCGCTACCATTAGAAACTTACAATCATTTTACAAAAGAACATTTAGATCCAAACAGAGTAATTATGCAACCAGATCCAAGAGTTGCTGGATCAGCCATTTATGCATGGATCGCTGAGGATTTGTTATTTCATGGCGTTGCTTATGGTCAAGTATTAGATTCTTATGCTGCATCCGATAACAGTCGGGTAAGGGCTTGGACAAGAGTTGCACCAGATCGAGTTACATACAACCTTAATGCAAATCAAACCGAGATCACTTCATACATGGTCGATGGAATGCATGTTCCAGCAACAGGCATTGGATCTTTAGTTGTATTTAGTGGATTAGACGAAGGTGTGCTTAATCGTGCCGGTCGCACAATAAGAGCTGCACAAGAATTGGAAAAGGCTGCGGAATTATACGCTAAAGAGCCAGTTCCTACAATGGTGTTAAAATCAAATGGAACAAATCTTACTCCAGAGCGAATTACAAAACTTTTGGAATCATGGAAGGTTGCTAGAAACACAAGAGCAACTGCATTCTTAAATGCTGATGTTGAATTAAACGCTCTTGGCTTTGATCCACAAAAATTGCAATTAAATGAAGCACGCCAATATCTCGCAACAGAAATTGCAAGAGCAGTAGGCATTCCAGCGTCATTCTTATCTGCTGAAACTACTAGCATGACATACAGCACGACTGTTATGGAACGAAAAGCCCTTATCGATTTCAGTTTGAGAAATATCATAACTCCGATAGAGCAAAGACTATCTGCTGCTGATTTTGTTCCAAATGGTGTTGAAGTTCGATTTGACATTGATGATTTCTTGCGTGGATCTGCATTAGAGCGTGCGCAAGTTTATGAAATCCTAAACCGCATTGGCGCAATGAGCGTTGAGCAAATCCAAGAGGAGGAGGACTTAATCCGATGAAGATTAATTTCCCAATTACAATAACCGCTGCCGATACAAACAAGCGAACAATTTCAGGAACTATTGTTTCTTGGAATGAGGCTGGAAATACATCAGCCGGCAAAACAGTATTTGCTAAAGACAGCATTGATTTTTCAAAGCCTGTAAAACTTTTACTCGAGCATGACAAAACTCGCCCATTAGGTAAGTTAATTGACATTACTGCAAACGATCAAGGTTTAGAAGGCACATTCAAACTTGCAAAGACTTTTGCAGCTGATGATGCTCTCGAGGAAGCAGCCACAGGATTAAGAGATGGATTTTCTGTTGGCGTAATGGTTGATGCATGGGATAACAAAGATGGCGCAATGGTTATTTCAAAGAGTTCTTTACAAGAGGTCAGTTTGGTGTCTGATCCGGCAATTGCTTCAGCAAAAGTTGAATCCGTAGTTGCAACAAATACACCAGAGAATTCCGAAGCAACCGCTGAGGATCAAACAACACAGGAGGACAAAGTGTCAGATGCCAAATCTGAGGCTCCTATCGCAACCGAAGCGGTAGAAGCTGCAAAGTCTGAGCCTGTGGCAGTAGTAGCAGCACAATCTGTTGCATACACAAAGCCACGCTCACCAATTATCAACAAAGCAACATACCTAGAGCATTCAGTTCGTGCTGCTTTAGGAAACGATGAGAGCCGTCAGTATGTAATGGCTGCTGATACAACCAGCAACAATTCCGGCTTGATTCCAACACCACAGTCAGCAGAAGTTATCAATGGTATTTCAAATGCTGATCGTGGATCAATCGATGCAATTTCTCGTGGCGTATTGCCAGCATCAGGTATGACTTTTGAGATTCCAAAGATCACAACTGCTCCAACAGTTGCTGAGGAAGCAGAAGCAGCAACAATTGATTCAACCGACATGGCATCATCTTTCGTAACAGTAAATGTTAAGAAATTTGCCGGCGGTCAGACATTCTCAGTTGAGTTGCTAGATCGTTCATCACCAGCATTCTTTGATGAGTTAGTTCGTCAAATGGAATTTGCTTATGCAAAAGAAACAGATAAGTTTGTTGCCAACGGCATCATTTCATCTGGCTTAATTGCAACAACAGCACAGGACAACACAGCGGCAGGACTTCTTGCTTATGCTGCACAAGCTGCTCAATTAGTTTATTCAAACTCATTGGGATTTGCTCGCAACATCGTGGTATCTCCAGAGCAATGGGGTAACATCATGGGTTACAACGATTCCGGTCGCCCAATCTACAATGCTTCAAATCCGCAAAACGCAGGTGGAGCAGTAGGACCTCAATCACTTCGTGGAAATGTTGCTGGACTTGATCTTTATGTATCTCGTTCACTGTCAGCATTGACATACACAACTGGCGATGGATCAATGTTTGTAATCAACCCAGAGTCATACACATGGTATGAGAGCCCACGCTTACAACTTCGTTCAGATGTAACAGCAACTGGTCAAGTATCTGTTGCTTACTATGGCTATGGCGCACTTGCAGTCAAGATCGCCAACGGATCAGTTCACTTTAACAAGAACTAAGCAATTTAACTGAGTGCCTAGGGTTGCTCCCGATCCTAGGCATCCATTAATGGGAGTAAGGAGATGACATGCCAAGCATAATTACAGCCACCGAGTTGCGATCCGTCCTTGGTGTGTCATCCGCC